GACCAAGCCAGCATATCCATTACAGCAAAAGCGATTTAGACTACACTCTTGACGTAAATCAGGTTTTCGACAACCTATACGCAGGTAAGAAAAATGGCCGTAAGCGGAAGTAAGGATTTTGAGTTAGACGTAGCCGACTACGTTGAAGAGGCGTTTGAGCGTTGTGGCTTAGAGCTTCGCACGGGCTATGACCTCAAGACGGCTAATCGCTCTTTGAACCTGATGCTTGCGGAGTGGGCCAACCGTGGCCTGAACCAGTGGACGATCAACCAGAAAGTGTTGTCGATGGTCAAAGACACGACCTCTTACACGATTGATGCAACTACACCGACTGCAACGATTGACGTGCTGGACGTGTTTATTCGTGAGACCTTGGGCGGCGTATCAACAGACGTGCCGCTCACTCGCATGTCGCGCTCGGAGTACGCCAACCTGTCCACCAAGACAAGCACTGGCAAGCCTAATCAATACCTAATAGACAAGCAGATCAGCCCAACCATCACGGTTTGGCCTGCGCCAGACCAAAACTCAAAGTACGACTTGTACCTAAACGTGCTGAGCCGCATGGATGACGCAGACGCTGGGGCAAACACCTTGCAGATACCATTTCGGTTTTACCCGTGCTTAGCCGCTGGCCTTGCCTACTACTTGGCGCTAAAGCGAGCACCTGAAAAGGTCGGTATGCTCAAGCAACTTTACGAAGAAGAGTTTGAGCGAGCACTAAGCCAAGACCAAGACCGAGTGTCGTTCAGGGTTGCTCCTGACTTGCGCGGATACAACTTAGGATAATGCCTTTTGCATCCAACCATAGGGCGTATGGAATCTGTGACATCACAGGCTTCCGCTATCGCCTGAAAGACATGAAAATGACGTGGGACGGCCTGTTGGTTGGGCCAGACCAGTGGTCGCCTAAACACCCGCAGCTCATGCCTAAGCCAACGCCTGTTGATCCGCAGGCTCTACAGATTACGCGACCAGACCAAGCCGCTGGCGGAAACGACAACAACTTCTTTAGTGTGTACACCAATGTGGGCAATGGAAAATTGGGTACAACTTTGCAGACTTTTGGACTTTCTGTTAGTGTCGGCACAGTAGAGGTAACTACGTCATGAGCTTCACTCTCGCTACACTTAAAACTGCTGTGCAAGATTATTTGCAGGTATCGGAAACCACGTTTACGAGCCAGCTCAATAATTTCATCCAAGAGTCTGAGAGCCGCATCTTCAAGATGGTGCAGCTACCAGAGCAGCGCAAAAACGTGCAGGGTTCTGCCACGTCTGGTAATCGGTTTCTAGCGACACCGACAGATTTTTTTGCGCCGTTCTCTTTGGCTGTCATCAGCAGCAACAAGTATATTTATCTCGATTTCAAGCACCCATCGTTCTTGAAAGAGTACAGCCCTGACTCAACAACGACTGGTACTCCTAAGTATTACAGCCTGTTTGATGATTCGGCTTTTGAGCTATCTCCTGTGCCAAACGCAAACTTCACTGTGGAGTTGCACTACTTGCACAAGCCAGCGTCTTTGACTACTGGCGCGGATAGCGGCACCACCTTGCTCTCTACTGACCACCCTGACGCACTGCTGTACGGGACGCTGGTTGAGGGCGCTACTTTCCTTAAAGAAACTCCTGACGTAATTGCCAATTTTGAAGCGCGGTTCAAGGAAGCCATCTCTCGGATGAAGAATCTGACAGAAGGCCGAGATACCCGCGATGAATTCAGATATGACTTATTGCGTACAGGGGTAACCTAATTGGAGCCAATCAAAGAGCTTGAGGGCAAAAAAGTAGCAATTATCGGTCTGGGAGCCTCTCAGATTGACTACGTTATTGGTAAAGAAAACAGTGTCGAATGGGATGAGGTCTGGGTTATCAACTCAGCCTTGTCGGTTTTTGAGTGTGACCGTGTTTTCATGCTTGATCCTGCCAGTCGTTTTTTGGATACCGATGATGCAGGCAACCAAACCGATGTGATGCGTAAGCTTCTGCCTGCGTTTGACAAGCCGATATACACCTGCCAGCTCGATGAGCGCGTACCTGCGCTGGTTGAGTACCCGCTTGAAGAAGTTATCAAAGACCAACGCTGCGCTTACATGAACACCACCGTGGCTTACTCGTTGGCCTTTGCCGCTTACAACAGGGTGGGTGAAGTAGATCTGTTTGGCATGGACTTTAGCTACAAAAACAACCTGCACTTTGCAGAGGCTGGCAGAGCCTGCCTTGAGTTCTGGATCTGCAAGATGATAGCTATGGGCATCAAGGTCGGTGTCAGCCCAAGATCGTCTTTGCTGGATCAAAATGTTGATCTGCAAGAGCGGCTGTATGGCTACCACCGCCTAGCTGACCCCAAGATTGCCATGCCAGATAACGAGGGCGAGTGGTTGGTTTTTGACTCCTCCAAGCTCTCATCCATTGTAAAAGAGCACAACTTAGAAACCATTGAGCTGCCGCGCTCACCAGAACCATATAAGGGTTAATGATGTCAGGGAACGGAAACTTTGAGCTTGGCACCGTGATGGTTTCGACCACCAACAACAAGGGTCACGACCCTGAGTTCTGGGCGGAACAGATAACCAATCGGATTGTATCGGTCTCAGAAAACGCAGAGCCGCATGTTCGGCAACAAGCCCTTGCTTTTAGAAAGTATATTTATGACGTAGTATTGAATGGAATGCGTAGTGCAATCGCCTCTGATCGTGTCACAATTAGGGGTAAGCTAAGCGCCCAAGGCCACGAAGATATGGCGAACATCATAAAGGAGCTTTGACATGGCTATCACTTCAGCGATTTGCTCGTCTTTTAAGCAGGAAGTGCTTGTCGGCACTCACAATTTTACAGTCACATCTGGCAACAGTTTTAAGCTTGCGCTCTACACCTCTAGCGCAACTCTAGGCGCAGCTACCACGGCGTTCACGACCACAGGTCAAGCCAGTGGCACGAACTACACTAGCGGTGGCAGTGCGTTGACGAATATCACTCCAGTGTTGAGTGGAACCACGGCGGTTTGCGACTTTGCCGATCTTACTTTTGGCACGGCGACTGTGACCGCGAGAGGGTGCATGATCTACAACGACACCAACTCCGACAAGGCTGTGGCGACTATAGACTTCGGCGGCGACAAGACGAGCACCGCTGGCGACTTTACGGTTGTCTTCCCTAGCCCGACGGCGACTGGCGCGATTATTCGGCTTGCTTGATGCCACTCTCAAGGGTCGAGTTTCAGGCTGGGATCAATAAAGAAGAAACCGACTACGCATCCAAAGGCGGGTGGGTCGATGGCAACTTAATCAGATTCCGCAAAGGCCGCGCAGAAAAACTGGGCGGCTGGTTCAAGAGAGGTGGCAATACCTTTCTGGGCATCTCTCGCGCCCTGCATAGCTGGATCTCTTTGGCGGCAACCAAATACATTGGTGTGGGCACCACGTTCAAATACTACATTGAAGACGGTGACCTCTATTACGATGTAACGCCAATACGCAAAACGTCAACAAACTCCATTACCTTTTCCGCGACTGATGGTTCATCCACAGTCACAGTCACTGACAGCAGCCACGGGGCTGTGACCAATGACTTTGTGACGATATCTGGCGCAGTCAGTCTTGGCGGCTTAGTGACTGCCGATGTGCTGAATCAGGAATATCAAATCCTGCTGGTTACGGGCACAAATACTTACACCATCACGGCTAAAGACACCTCTGGCGCTACCGTCACAGCAAACAGCAGCGACTCAGGCAACGGCGGTTCTGGCGTTGACGGCTCTTATCAGATCAACGTGGGCCTAGATACCTACGTTCAGGGCACTGGCTGGGGTGTTGGCACTTGGAGTGCAGGCACGTTTGGCTCTGCAAGCGCGGTATCTTCAGTCAACCAGCTCAGAATATGGACGCACGACAACTTTGGTGAAAACCTCATCATGAACGTGCGTGGCGCTGGCATTTACCGATGGGTCGAAAACAACGGCACCAGCGTTAGGGCGTTGCTTTTGTCTGGCATCACTGGCGCAAACTTGGTGCCAACTGTTGGCTTGCAGGTCATTACCAGTGAAACCGACAGACATCTGATTGTCCTTGGCGCTGACCCTATTTCAAGCGGTGCAAGGACGGGAATCGTTGACCCCATGCTTGTCGCGTTCAGTACGTCTGAGGACGAGCTGGAGTTTGAGCCGTTAGCAACCAATAGCGCAGGTGATGTGAGGTTGTCAGCAGGATCGTTCATTGTCGGCGGCTTGAAGTCTCGGCAAGAGGTCTTGATCTGGACTGACACAAGCCTGTACAGCATGAACTTTATTGGGCCACCGCTAACCTTTGCGGTCAACCTGATCAATGAAGGCTCTGGTCTAATTGGGCCAAAGGCCGCAGCAAATGCGCCAAACGGCGTGTACTTTGCGAGCAAGACTGGCTTCTTCTTTTACAATGGCTCGGTTCAAAGGCTCCCATGCACGGTTCAGGAATATGTCTTTGAAGACCTAGACTTGAGCCAAGCGTTCAAGTGTCATATGGGCATCAACTCAGAGTTTGGTGAGATGTGGTTTTTCTACCCAAGCCTTGAAGACGGCACTGGCGAGATCAGCCGATACGTTATCTATAACTACGAAGAAAACCATTGGAGCATCGGCAGCTTGGTTCGATATTCGTGGATGGATGCTGGCATCGAGGATCAGCCTGTTGCGTCGGTGACAACCAGCTCTGGCAACTGTTTGTTTGATCACGAAAAAGGCTTTGATGATTACAATGACCCTATGTCAAACGTATTTATTGAGTCGGCTGACCTAGATATATCTGACGGCGAAAACTTTGCCTTCGTAAAACGCATCATTCCAGACATTGCTTTTGTAAAAGAAAGCGGCATCAGCAACTCGCCAGCAATGAATATCGTGCTCAAACGCAGGGACTTTCCCAACCAGTCACTTACCACAGATTCTACGACTCAGGTGACCGAGAGCAGCACCCAAAACAACGTGCGTAGCAGGCCAGACAGCTTGTGCTGCGATTTGAAAGCGACGATGACAACACCAGCGGCAACCAGCTTGGCTACAAATGGCGGCTCGGCGCAACGAGACTAGACCTTCAGCAAAGCGGCAGGCGCTAAGTGAGCCGCCTGCTTGAGACTCGGTTGCCTATCGCTGTTGGCGAAAAGGTCGATACAGGCACGTTCAACCGACTGGTTCGCATCATTGAACTAAACCTTGGGTCGTTGGACTTCACCATCTCGCCCCACTTCAATGCGACTGAAATCAGTCAGCTTCAGTTTGCAACGGGTAGTATAATCTTCAATACTACAACCGAAATACATCAAGCGTTTGATGGCACCACGTTTAGAGACTTGTACAGCCATCAGACTTACCCAACAGGCCAAGCAGCCACCTTCGGCTTGGGGTCTGTAACAGTGAGTACACCGTAATGGATGCAATGCTTCAAAGTCGAATTCAGAACTTAATTGGCGATGATATGCCAATGGGTGTTGAGCAATACGCAGAGGGGGGTGAAGTTGATATGCCCGGCCCTAATTCTGGCTTTGAGACAGACTTGCTAGAAGGCGCTGTTGAGGGTCTTGACGAATCAGAGAGAATGGGGATGGGCATCCCTAACATGGCACCGTCTGAAAACCCGAACCAAGACTTAGAGTCCGCTATTAACGAGCTGATGATGGCTCGCGGGGAAGCCGATGATGAAGGCGAAGTAGCTTATATCGACGGCTTGATAAATGCTGCCGAGGTTGGCACTAACGCTCCTATGGCAGAACTTGCTATGCAGCTTTCTCAAGCTGGTCGAGGTGGTGATGTCACGTTGGCGCACCTTCGTAACGGCGAAATCGTTTTGCCACCAGAGTCAATGGATGATCCAGCGTTTGAGTCTGCTGTTGAGAAACGGCTTATTGAGCTAGACATGGATCCGCAGGCAGCGGTTGTTGGCGCAGGTATCGCAAGCCTCAACCCAATCACTGGACTAGAAGAGTTTGGCTGGTTCAAAAAGACTTGGAAAAGCGTCAAGAAGGTTGCAAAGAAGGTCATCAAGCCGATTGCATCGGTGGCTCAGTTCATACCCGGCCCTTGGCAACCGATAGCGGCACTGGCAAACAAAGCATTCACGGTTTATGACGTAGCCAAAGGCAGGGCAAGCCCCTTGGCTCTAGCTGGTGCTTTTGCACCTATACCGGGCGCTTCTGGCGCTGCTGGTGCTGCTGGCACTGCCGCTTCAGTGAGCAAGGGACTCGGTTCTCTTGGCAAGATTGGAGAGTTTGTTACGAAAGGCGCGAATGGCGTTGGTCTTCTTGGCAACGTCGGTAAGGCTTTGGGAAGCGCAGGTAAAGGTATTGCGGGACTGATTAGTGGTGGTGGTGCAGATAATATAGGTAGCTTTGGTCGCTTAGGCGATTTCTTGGGCGGCGCTAGTAAAGCAGGCAAAGGTATTGCTGGGCTGATCAGTGGCGGCGGTGCAGATAATGCAGGTAGCTTTGGTCGTTTAGGAGATTTTTTAGGCGGCACTGGTGGCGCAAACAAAGGTATTGCTGGGCTGATCAGTGGTGGTGGTGCAGATAATGTCGGTCGATTTGGTCGAGTTGGTGATTTCTTGGGCGGTATTGGTGACGCTACTGGGTTAACCAATTATGGGGCAGCAATGGCTGGCGCTCCGCAGCAAGAATACGAAGTTCAGGCTGGCGATACTCTTTCGGGAATTGCAGCAAAGCACGGCATTCCGCTGGAATTGCTAAAGGCTAATAATCAGCACATTAAAGATCCCGACATGATTATTACGGGCCAGATATTAAGACTTCCCGGCGGAACCGTAAGCGTTGGTGCTGGCGGGACTGGCGCTACAGGCGGCTTGGGCGGCATCTTCAGCGGAGGCGGAGCTGACGGGATTGGTAATTACGGCGTTGTTGGTGATTTCCTTGGCGGAATAACTGACAAGCTTGGCCTGACCAATTACGGCGGAACAGCAGGAACAGGCGCTTCTGGGTCTGGCGGACTAGGCGGCTTGGGAACACTGGGCGCTATCGGCGCTGCTGGTTTGCTTGGCAAGCTGGCTTATGACGAAGCCAAGAACCGAAAAGGCGTAGCTTTGACCCCGCTCACTCAAGAGGGATCAACTGGCCGATACAACATCGAAGCTGAGATTGCTCGACGCATGGGTAAAGAAGCGCCAAACCCTGTTGAGTTTGGTTTGTTACCAGCGGGAACAATACCTACGCTGAGCGGTGGCAGGGAAACGCCTGAAGAGGAGCCTGTAGCGGCTCGTTATGGCGGTGCGATCATGTCAGCCAGATACGGCGGCCCAGTCATGCCGATGGCTTACGCCAAGGGTGGCAACGTGGCTGTCGAAGACTTTGAGCGTATGAACGGCGGCATCAACGGCAAAGGCACAGAAATCAGTGACGATGTGCCTGCCATGCTGTCAGACGGAGAATTCGTCATGACTGGGCAAGCGGTGCGCGGTGCTGGCGCGTTTGATCTAGCACAAGGCAAGGGCGGAATTATCACGCTGACACCAAACGGCGG